TTCATGTTTTTGCAAAAAAATATTTTGAAAATTCTGATTTTTGAGGATAAGATTTTTACGCAATTTTTGAAAATGCAAAGTGGATTATGTTAGATAAAATGCAGTTTTTTCTGAAAAATAGCTTTATGTTTCATGTTTTTGCAAAAAAATATTTTGAAAATTCTGATTTTTGAGGATAAGATTTTTACGCAATTTTTGAAAATGCAAAGTGGATTATGTTAGATAAAATGTAGTTTTTTCTGAAAAACAGCTTTATGTTTCATGTTTTTGCTGAATTTTTTTTTGAAAAATAAATGCTTAATTTTTACAATTTAAGAATTTACAAAATATAAAATTAAGCATTTTGAACAATATTTTGGTATTTTTTTACCGTTAAAAAATGGCTTTATTTTAATTTTTAATATTTTTATTGTATTTTATTTGTTTAAAAAATAATTATTTTAAGTTTCATTGGTATTTTTAAAATGCTTAATTTTTGTTTTTACAGTATTTATTGTTAATATTTAAAAATACTATTATTTTCATTGTTTAAAAAATACCGAAGGTATTTTAAAATGCTTAATTTAGTGCTTAATTTCTATTAAAAAAAAATGCAGAAAAAAAATTTTAAAAATGAAAATGCAAATTACTACTTTTTTATTTTTTGCATTTTATAAAAAAAAATTTTAAAACTAGTTTTTTTTTCACAAAAAATTAAGCACTAAATTAAGCATTTTGAATTTTTGTTTAACGTTAAAAATATTTATTTTTATTTTTTTTCAAAGATTCCTTACTAATTAAAAATTAAGCATTTTGAAAATTTTTCAAATACCAATAGGTTTATTTTTTTATGAAGTTATATTGTTTTTTGTTGTTTATACTAACTATTTTTTTATTTTTATAAATTTTTATTGTTCAAAAATCTTTAAAAAATTCTCCAAAATGCTTAATTTTACTTTTTTAGATGCTGTACGTGTAAATTAAGCATTTTAGTAAAAATTAAGCATTTTTATATTTTTTGCTTAATTTTTACTAAAATGCTTAACTAGATTTTGTGGCAATCAACAGTCTTTTTGTGGCATTTCTACAAATTTAATTAGATTTTGTGGCAGTTTGCAGTCTTTTTTGTGGCATTTCTACAAATTTAACTAAATTTTGTATCAGTTTGCTGTCTTTTTTGTGGCATTTCTATAAATTTAACTAAATTTTGTGGCAATTTTAGACTTTTTTGTGGCATTTCTACAAATTTTAACTACTTAATTTTTATTTTTTAATAAAATAAGTTATTAAGCATTTTAAAAAAAAATGCTTAATAATATATAGAATGAATAGAAAAATATATCAGTGTTTTAGATGTGGTTATGAAACCAAAAAATCAAATATTCAAAATCATTTTAATCGCAAAAAAAAATGTACAAGACATAAAGATTGCCAATATACTGATGAGCAAATTAAAATCTTAAATGAAGCACAATTTAATAAAGAAAATTATGCGAAAATACAAAATGGTAAAATTGCTGAGATTATTACTAATAATACTATTGAAACGCAAAATAATATTACAAATAATATTACTACGCAAAATAATATTCAACATCAAAATCAAAATATAATTAATATTCACATTAATAAGCTTGTAGGATTTAATGATGATTGGGTAATTGATAATTTAAATGAAAATCAGAAAAGTAATTTACTTGTCACTAAGCTAATGTACACGCAACTTATCAAAATGATTCTTGAAAATGAATTTAATCACAATGTAATTATTGAAAATGAAGAATCAACGCACGGGCTCATTTTCAAAAAAATAAATAATGAAAAAAAATATGAGGTTATAAGTATTGAAACATTAATTGATGAATCTATGAAGAAATTACATAAACAATTAACTTCTATTTATGATAATTTTTCCATAGAAAATGATAATTATTTAGCTGATAATAGCTTTCAAGATCATATTTCTAAGCAAAAAGATGCTGCTAACGAAAAAATTAATAATTATATCAATGACAAAAATACACATGAGCAAGTACTCAAAATTATCAAGGATATTTATATTACAAATAAAGATCGCGCTATCAATAATCAAAAATTAGTTTTAGAACATAATAAATATGAGAACGGTTATTAGGGGAGCTTAATTTACTAATTAGGATGATTCCGGTATAAAATTAAGTGTTTTGAAATTAGTGCAGTTAAATACTATCTTAAAAATAAAATAAGGTGAAATTTTACAAAAAATTATAAATATAATTGATTTAGATAATGAAAACAACATAACTTTATATGAATTAGATAATTTTAAGCCGCCAGCCCCTACGGAACTTTCCATTGTATGAGGTACAATAATTAGTAATTTTATTTAATGATTTTTATAAAAACATTAATTTATTTGTACTATACTATTTTATCAAATATTTACATAAAAAATTAAGTTATTTTATAATTAATTACCAATAAAAATTAAGTAATTTTTTAAACCGATAAAAAAATTCAGTTATTTTTTAAACGTTTTTTTTTGTTATTTATTTATATTTGTATTTTTTCTTTGTTAAAAAATTTAAATTTTATTTAAAATAACTTAAAAAATAACTGAATTTTTAAAAAAAAATTTTTAACATAATATTTTTTATTTATAATTTTGCAATTTTATAATTTTATAATTTTCATTTTTATTTTTTTAAATGTTTAAAACGTCATTTTTAAAATTCAGTTATTTTTTAAGTTATTTTTTAAGTTATTTATATAAAAAATACCATTGGTTTATTCAAGTTATTATATTTTATCAAATATATACGTTAAAAAAATAAATGAATTTTATATTTATATACCAATAAAAATTAAGTAATTTTTTAAACCGATAAAAAAATTCAGTTATTTTTTAAACGTTTTTTTTTTGTTATTTATTTATATTTGTATTTTTTCTTTGTTAAAAAATTTAAATTTTATTTAAAATAACTTAAAAAATAACTGAATTTTTAAAAAAAATTTTTTTACATAATATTTTTTATTTATAATTTTGCAATTTTATAATTTTATAATTTTCATTTTTATTTTTTAAATGTTTAAAACGTCATTTTTAAAATTCAGTTATTTTTTAAGTTATTTTTTAAGTTATTTATATTAAAAATACCATTGGTTTATTCAAGTTATTATATTTTATCAAAAAAAATACATTAAAAAATTAAGTTATTTTATAATTAATTACCAATAAAAATTAAGTAATTTTAATTAACCGTATAAAAAAATTAAGTTATTTTATAATTAATTACCAATAAAAATTAAGTAATTTTAATTAACCGTATAAAAAAATTCAGTTATTTTTTAAACGTTTATTTTTGTTATTTATTTATATTTGTATTTTTTCTATGTTTAAAAATTTAAATTTTATTTAAAATTACTTAAAAAATTACTGAATTTTTAAAAAAAATAATTTTTACATAATATTTTTTTATTTATAATTTTGCAATTTTCATTTTTATTTTTTAAATGTTTAAAACGTCATTTTTAAAATTCAGTTATTTTTTTAAGTTATTTTTTAAGTTATTTTTTAAGTTATTTATATAAAAAATATCATTGGTTTATTCAAGTTATTATATTTTATCAAATATATACGTTAAAAAATAAATGAATTTTATATTTATATACCAATAAAAATTCATTTATTTTTTAAACTGATAAAAAAATTCAGTTATTAAGTTTTTTTAACTTAAAAATATTAATATATAATATATTAATATAAAGTATGAGTACTCAAAAAAAATATTGCTGTTTTAAATGTGGCTATACATCTCAAAAAAGTAATGTGATCAACCATTTCAAAAGAAAAAAAGTATGTTCAAGATCTCCTAATTGCAAATATTCTGAAGAGCATATTGAACTATTAAATAAACATCAATTCGATAAACATTTTTTAGTCACTAATATTGCAGAAAATATATCCATTGAAAATCAAAATATTAACAATATCACAAATAATCATATAACTAATAACATTACAATCAATTTTCCAGATAAATTAATATCGTTTGATGAAGACTGGGATCTCAGTTTGGTTGGTGATAAAAATAAAATGTTTTTCACTCTAGCCCAACAAGTGTACAGCCCTTTATTAAAAATGATTTTAAACAATGAATTTAATAATAATGTCATAATCGAAAGTCAAAATAATCAAAAAGGTTTAGTTTTCAAAAAATTAAACCATCAAAGGATATATGAGGAATGTGATATAAATAAGATCATTGATGATGCAATGTGCAAATTAAATAAATCATTACACAATATGCTTGATAATTTATTAATTGATTTTAGCAAATTAGATGATAAATTATTTAATTCAAGGATTAATGAACAAAAGGATTTTATCAATCAAAAACTATCAGAATATCAAAATAACAAAGAAACACAAAATAAAATTAGAAATCTTATAACTGATATTTTTGTCAATAAAAAAGAAATTGCTATTAGTAACCAAAAAAATTTGTTAAAAGATATAGAAATATCCAATGAATATTAATTTAATAATAAAAATAATAGACTAAAGTAATACCAAGAACTTAACTGTAAAATAATTTATTTTACCGTTAAAATATAACATTATTACTTTAAAGGGCCGCCAGCACCGAAGGTGCTTTCCATGATAATGTAGTAAAATAATTCTATTATTGAACAGGTGTTGCAGGTAAAAGAAATATAAAAGAAGAAGACAAAAAAAAAATATATGAATGTAAAGATTGTGATTTTATAACAAAAAATAAAAATAATTATTTTGTCCATAAATTAAATAATCATTCAACAAAAGAAGAAAGAAAAGAGCAATATAAATATTATTGTGAATTATGTGATTTTGGTGTATTATCAGAATCATTATTTGAAAAACATAAAGAAACTAAAACTCACTTAAATATTATAAATATATATAATAAAATAAAAAATTAATCGGCGTTTTAAATGTGCAAAGGTGTAAAAATAAACAATATGATAATAATCATGATAAAAATATAGTTTACACAATATTATCTCCATTTGTATTCTCAACATTATCTCCATTTGTATTCTCATCATTAGTTTCCTTAATATTTTGAATTTCATTAATAAATTTATTAATTGAATCATTAATAATTAGTATGCTAATACACAACAGAATTATATCAAATATAATTCTGATCATAATACTTGTCGAAACAAATTTTTTATCAAAATCAGCTTGTGACATGTTATATAAATCAAATATTTTATATATATGATATATAAAATATAATAATAATATACATGAATACATAATAATAGACATAAGTTTTTTAAATTTTTTTCTGAAAAGTTCATCTGTGTTTCTTAAAAAAAACCAGTATGTATTTAATAATGGTATGAATACAAGAATACTTACATATAATGTAAAAAAAATATTTTTCAGCATGACTGATATAAAAGTTGTAAAAACGCGCTCTAAAATTAATTGTTAATTAAAATAGTTGTAATAAATAATAAAATACAATTTATTACTAATAGTTTTATGTGTCAATTTTTTTTATATAATTATTTATAATGAACAAATCCTTTTTCTTCATCTATTATTTCTTTGTGTTTATATTCTTCATATTCATTATCAATATATTGTGAATGCATTAAATCAAAAAATTCTTTACTTATTTTCAGAAATAATTTTATATACATTATATTTAATATAAAATATAAAATATTTTATATCTAAAAAATAATTATATTATTTATTCAATTTATATTATGCAGAAATCTTTTTTGAATAAATAATATTAAACCAAATACTACATCAATGATAAGTGGTATATATGCATTTCTATTTTGATAATATGCATAATATGCTGCTATTAAATATAATAACCCATGTATTATTCTATATTTAGCCCACCATGTATGTCCACCTGCTTCAAACGCATTTTGTCTTTTATTTGTAAAATATAAAAACAAGAATGAAAAAGTTATTATAAATAAAATAAAACTATAATAATAAAGCCATTTTTTCTTGATAAATAATGGAATTAATGCTAAAATAATTCTTATTGGAAGACATCCAAATATAAATAAATTTATACTATTATTTTTAAATAACATATATATTATACTAATATTTTTAAATAAATAGCATAATAATTTACTATTTATTTTTTATAAAAACTGCTAATAATACATCGACTAAAAATAAAAATGATACAAATAGTAGTTATGATTTATATATTTTATAATTAATTCCTGTTATACCAACATTCCATGTTTCAATATTATTAGTTATAAAAATTTGTATTTTCCCTTTTTTACTTTCATTTGTATATTATATACAAATGAAAATTTAGTTTTATCTTCAAACATTATCAAATAAACATTTGTACACTTTTTAACAATTTATTGTAAAAAATGTGACATTGATGTATTTGTAGAATCTATGATGGAAACACATAATAAAACAAAAAACACGAAATAAAAATAAAATATATAAAGTATAAATTTTATTAAATCAAATAAAATATGCTAGACGTCAAAGAGGAGAAGAAAAAAATCAATTATTGAAACAAGAAAAATAACAAAATCAAAAAAAAATAAAGAGAAGATGTAAATCGTACTTAACAATGCTCATAAAATCTAAAGAATAGGTTTAAAATTAGAATATAAATATACATAAAAAAGATTATTTTTATATTGTGTATTTATTTTAGACGAAGGTTCGACATTTTTACAAATACGATCATTTAGCAATGTTTGAATAGCATATGAATTAAGAGGAACACTATTTTTATAAATTTGTTGAAATATTTCTTGTTGGTTTAGTAATGTATCTTCTGATAAACTTACATAAGATGTAATATATGTTTTGAATAAGTGAGTATTATTATCTAAATTTGCTAATAAACTTACAGACGCCAAATATTCTATTTTTTTACCGATTCCCGTTTTTTCTTCTTTAGGAATAAGAATAACTTGACCATCGATATAATCTCTATTCAAATTTAAATTATTATAATAAAACGAAATAACGCCAAGAGGGTTTATACTAATTTTTTCAAAATTTATGTTATCAAAAGTTGTATAATAATCTTTAAGATTACACGACATAATTATAATATATAATTATATAAAAAAACAAAAATCTAAAAAATAAAATTGTTAGATATTTTTTTGAATAATATTCAAATTTAAATTTCTTTAAATTGAAAATTTATAATATTTATTATTTTCAATAAAATTCATTATTAATTAAGACTATTATTATATTTTTATATTAAAAATATAATAAAAATATTTTAATTTGAATAAAAATTAGCATATGAACTAATACATCCAACTCTTCGACAATGAGGACATTCTGTATATCCTTTATCTTTATTATAGAGTTTCGAACATTTGTTGTGTAAAATTATATCACATCTAATACAATTTTTCCAATCATTATCATTTCCAATACATTCCAAACATATAATACATATTGTTGTTGGTGCGTTTTCATAGATAATTTGTTTTCTAGTTTTTCCAAATCCGAATATGTATGTTGTGGTAATACCTTCATGTTCACGAATTACTACCAAATTTTTATTTTCAAAGAATAATTTAGTTCCCATTACATTTAATCTACTATTTCTATATGTTATTTGATTTCCCATTTTGTATATATATAAATAATTTACTTAGTATATATATATATTTTAAATCAAATTTTTTTAAGATAAAAGTAAGGTATGAACTAGACGTCAAAGAGGAGAAGAAAAAAATCAATTATTGAAACAAGAAAAATAACAAAATGAAAAAAAATAAAGAGAAGATGTAAATCGTACTTAACAATGCTCATAAAATCTAAAGAATAGGTTTAAGATTAGAATATAAATATACATAAAAAAGATTATTTTTATATTGTGTATTTATTTTAGACGAATGTTCGACATTTTTACAAATACGATCAAATGAAAAAGTTTAAATACCTGTCAAATGAATTCTATCAATCATCGCCAATATTATATATATGTGGTAATGTATTATTTATTTTTAGTATTTCATCATTTGATTCTTGTCTTCTATTTCCATATAAAATTTCAATATGTTTCGTATAAATAGATTCATAATGATCATTGTTCATAATAAGTATTTATATTTTATCTTTATAATGAAATATACATTATAAATTATATTATATTATATTATCTTATCTTATCTTATTTATTATTTATTATTTATTATTTAATATATGCAAAACTCGGCGTTTTAAATGTGCAAAGGTGTAAAGCAAATTTAATATATTCTTTGGGACATTTTTCATTAATATCATCATTTAATATAGAGTTTTTAACTAAATTATAAATTCTTTTTTTCCTTTAATAAACTCTTTATTATCAGTTTTAAATTTAATATTAAGTTCAATAATATTTAAAAAATGTCTAAATCAAGTAATAAAATGTTCTTTAATATTATTATTAAAAGCAGTAGATATATGTTCTGCAATATAAGCATTTACACACTTGAAGATTTAAAACCGCACCTTTCTGTATAAAATGAAAGTCGCGATTTCTTTGATTAGTTTTACCTGTGTCGCTTATTTATCACACTCTTGTTATAACATTCGCCAGAATTCTATCAAAATAAAACATTCCTTTAATAATAATAATCATATTGATGATACATCCTTCGCAATTTTATAATTTAATACTTATCTATCACCTTTCTTTTTTACTTATTTCCAAGATTGTGTTTTATTATGAAAATGGAATCCGTAATTGTTTTATCGTATCGTTTTTTTTATATATTAAAGCCATCTTTTTACGATATTGTAGTGGACAATATTTTGATTTATATTCCGTCTTCCAATATATAGCCGAATATTCAGTTTCCGTTTTATATAATATATTATTTATCATTCTTATACTACTAATAATATATTATTTTTCTTTATCGTTATAATAAATAATACATGATATACATATTGTATTTGTTTTCAATAAACATTTTGTTCGATTGGAAATATTTACGAATTCGACTACCACTGGAGATTTATTTGATTTATTACATCGTAAATATAATATAAACAATTTCATGATGAATATATGTAAAATTTATATCAAACATAATCTAAAATATAAAAATGATTTGTTATCCTAACTACTCATTGGTAAAATGGTGGTACTATATACATTACCACCAAAAAACCTTTTATACCATTGAATATTTAGATAAACGCCTAATGCGTGCTATTTATTTATTTCAATGTAACCGTTACCGATAAATGAATTACCCCAACTTTGGTGTGTGTGCGGATTTAAATCTTCATCGGTATAAATATGATTTAGAAAATAAATTAAATTCATTTTCATAAAAATGATTTAATTTATTTTCTAAATCAGTATTTTTAGGTTGACTTCCTCTATTATCTCTAATAGATAAAGCTCTCATTAAATATAAAACATTGTCTTTTTTAATTTCAATAAATTCATAATTTTACAACTTCAAATGTATAAAAAATGATAATTTACTCTTATATATTATGAATATGCTTTCAAGTAACTATAATATATTACATATTTTTAGTTTATATATTTATATTTTTTTATTCAAAAATATAATTAAACATTAAATATCATTATGACATCTTATAGGTGTTTAACTAAATTTACAACAATTGAAAAATGGAATATACATGGAACAAGTCTTGGAGGATTATTTGTATTAGAACCATGGATTACACCATCATTATTTTATCAATTTTTAAACCAAAATAATCCAGATAAAATAGCTATAGATACATATACTTTTTGTAAAGTTTTAGGTCAGAATGAAGGAAAACGTCAATTAAATGAACATTTTAAAAATTGGGTTAATGAAACACATATCAAATCATTAAGTAATAAAAAAGTAAGTCATCTTCGCATTCCAGTTGGTGATTGGATGTTTCAATCTTATGGTCCATATATAGGTTGTACAGATGATGCATATAATTATTTAACATATATAATGGATTTATGTTTACAATATAACATAAAAGTATTATTAGATTTACATGGTGTAAAAGATAGTCAAAATGGTCTTGATAATAGTGGTCAAAGTAGTAATATTGAATTTATTGTTTCACCAAAAAATGGTAATTCTGATAGTTCATTAACTTTTACCCATTGGCCAATATTAAGTGGTAATTGGATTGGTAAATTTAACAAAAATACAAATAACTACAGTTCCATTCATTATGATAATATAGAATTTACAAAAAAAGTTTTATATCAAATAATTGATGCATATAAAGAACATAAAGCATTATATGGTATTGAACCATTAAATGAACCATGGATTTATACACCAATAAAAGAACTTAAAGATTTCTACTATAGCATCTATAAATATATGCACAACAATGCTCCCCACTTAAAATTTATTTATCATGATTCATTTCGCTCTAATATATGGGATAATTTTTTAATTAATTGTAGTAATGTAGCTATGGATTGGCATATTTATCAAGCATGGAATATTGAAAGATATGGTGATCAATTTTTATTAGAAGCAGATAATTATGGTAATTATATTCAAAATTTTAAAAATAAAGGTATTCAATTAATAGTGGGAGAATATAGTTTAGCAACTGATAATTGTGCAATGTGGCTTAATGGATTTCAAGATAATATTGAAGGTTATCCTGTATGTGATTGTAAATATGCACCTTGTCCTTTTCCATATATAAATATTAAAGATATGAATCGAATTCAAAATATAATATCTCCTTTTGGAACAGGATTAAGTGAGCCAAGAATGGGAACATGTCCATACGAAGGACTATTAATTATTGACGATGATTTTAATGATTTTATGAGAAAATTAAATTTAAAAAAAATAAATAGTTTTGAAAAAGGACATGGATGGTTTTTTTGGAATTTTCAAACTGAATTTCAAGAAGAGATTGGTTGGAATTTTGAACAAAGTTATAAAAAATCATATTTTAAAGGAAGTATTATTGATCCAATATCATTTTTAAATAAAACATTACCATTATGGAAATATGGGATATTGTTATTTGTATTTTTAGGATTAATGTTTGGATTATTCGGAATATATAAATATATTTATAATTATCATCAACAATATAAAAAAAATAAACAATATCAATATGTAAAAATTGAATTACCAATAAATGAAAAACAACCTATTAATAAAAAAAATATATATAATGAAAATTATCCATATTATCAATCTTTATAAATAATATAAATTTTACAATATATATTTGACAACTAAAAACTATTTTCTAAAAAAATATAAAATTATTTTTATAAAATTATATACATCATAAGTTTATTGTAAAAATTAATATATTTATAATAATTATATAAAACATAATTATATAAAATATAATTATATAAAAATGTCTTTTTTATTAAAAATATCTCCTCATAATTTAAAAATTGGAAAAGAATATATTATTGATGTAAAATGGAATTTAACTAATAATTTACGTTATGATAAACATAATACTTTTACTGGTATTTTCAAAAAAATTTTTTATATAAAACCACGCACATATTCTTTTGATTCTGGATTAAAATTATTATTGACACCATCACGGTATGAATTAGAATTCGAAATAAATAATAATTATCAAAGAATAAGTACTTCTAATACATTTTATGAAATTCATAAAATATCTTTACAACAATTATCTTCTTTAGCATATATACATAAATTAAATTTACCAAATGAGATAAAAAAAAATATTTGTCAATATCTATTTTTATCAAGATTAAATTTACCTTTTCAAAAAAATATTTCAAAAAAAATATTGGATACGAATTTTGAATAGTATAAAATATTTATTGATGTAAAAATAATGATTTTATATAATTATCTAGTTCAGGTAAACTTTCAATATCTACATTATCAAAAAGATTAATATAAGTAATTAATATTGTGTATATTTTTTTATTTTTATTAAAATTAATATTTTTTATTTTTACTCTATAAGTAAAATAAATGCAATGTTCATTTATTTTTTGAATCATTAAATTTATAAACATACCGCTATAATTAACAATTGAAAATTCTAATTCAACATTAATTTTATTAACATGTAACAAATTATAAATTACTTGAATATATCTTAATTTATCATCAATAAATTGTATTTTTTTATTTTGACGAAATACTTTAGTAAAATGTTCTGCTAATTCACATAATTTTTCTTGTGTCCAAGGAAGTTCTTTTTGTATAAATATGTATTTGTTATAGTATATATATTTTAATAAATAATGACATATACAATCTGGTGCACGTCGAATTGGTGATGTCATATGACAATACAATGAAGTTCCAATTAATTCATGTGGTTTTGCTTCTATAACATATGATGCTTTAATACCTTGATTAATTAAAGATTGCAGCATATCATAATGATTTATTGAATTATTATTTAATTTTGGTTCATTGCATACTCTAAATATTCCTTGGTCATGTAAATGATAATTAAGATAACATCCGATAAAAGAATTAGATAATATTGCGAACTCTGCTATCATATCTTTTAAATATTTTTCTTGTTGTGTTTCTTGATATAAAATACATAAATTATCATTTTTATAAATAATTTTAGATTTTAAATAATTATTTATTTTTGCCCCTATAGTAGTGATTGAACGTCTTTCAAATAATGCTTTACCAATTTGAATACCATTTTGTAAAATAATATCATCTTGTATAATTAAAGATGCTTGAGAATAATTAAATGAAAATTGTTTTGAAAGCTTAATAATACTAAAGTACAAATTCATTTCACCTTTTGGTAAATAATTAGAATCATCAATTTCAGTAATAATTGTCAAAGCATTTTTTACAGAACCATATTTATTTTCAGAAAGACATGCTTTATAAACAATTTCATGTGGCATTAAATGAATTGGTTCATAATTAGATGGGTATTGAGTAGAACTTTTTTCTAAAATATTTTGAAATAATGAAGAACGAATATCAATAAATTCAGTTGGGTCAGCAATGTGAATTGCTAAATATAATTTATCTTCTTCATAATAAATACTAAATCCATCATCTGGATCTTGACAACCATCTGGGTCGATTACATAAACATTTAAATGGGTAAGATCAATACGATTATTAATAATGTAATCATGTTTTTCATTATTTTCATATATTACATATGTTTTTTCGTTATTTAGTGAATTATACATTGGTAATATATGTTTTTTATAATAATCTTCAAAAAATAAATTATTCATATACAATTAATTTTATAAATTATTATTATTTTAAACAAAATAATAACTTAATAATTGAATAAAAGATATATGTAAATTAAAATATTTATATAACATATAAATATTATATATATTTATCAAAAATAGTTTATATTATGATATAATTTTTATATTTTAGATATAATAATATTTATTATGCATTATTATTATGAACAATAATGAATAATTATGAACAGTTTATATTTTTAAAAATTGGGTCCAATTTATATTTAGAATCAATTGATAAAAAATATATAGAAATTATGTTAGAAGATACTAAATATAAAATTGAAGAATATATTGTAAAAATTGAAGAATATAAAAAACATTTAAATTACATGAAATCAAGTAGTTATAATATAGACGATGATATAAAATATAAAGATATTAATATAATTGAAAAAATGGTTGAACAACTAAATAATATTTCTAAAGAACATATTATTTACTTTGATATTCTTAATTCTTATATTATATAATTTTAGAAAAAAAAATTTTTATATAATTATATATTATATAAAATATGTCGTGCGATAGTTTAACATTATACTATAATCCTGATTCAGCTAAAACAGCTATAACAGATTTAACACTATTTACATCTGGTGTTATAAAAAAAAATATAATTCAATTTGATTTTATATTATATAATAAAGAAGGTACATATGTAGGTGATGCAAATGTTCTTAATAATCTATGTATATATGAAAAAACACCAAATATAACAAATACTATATCAAATTATTGTTTTACTATAAATGATAATACATTTATTGATAAATATGCATTAATTAGTGAGAATCAAGAACAAAGAAACACAAGTGGTCTTGTAGTACAAAGTTCAATAAGATTTTTTAATTTACAATCTTCTGAAGGAACTCAAAAATATACAAAACTTAAATGGATATTACCAGTTGATAAAGAAGGAAATCCTTTAACAAGAACCTTAATTTTTTATAATTAAATAAATAAAAAATATAAAACAATAATATAAAATATATATTTTTATATATTTTTTGTAAAAGAAAATAGTATTTTTATATTTATAAATATTTTTACACCTTTTCCCATTTAAAACGCCCATTTAGCGTTCAAAAAAAAGAAAAGATTTAGGTTTGAACCTGTAAAAACAACTGATATACCAGTTTTTGTCCACCTCCTTGCAGGGTGGTAATGGTAATTTATTTTAATCCCGTTGGAATTCTTTCGGGCGTTCTTTCTTGTATATAATATGCTTTGCTATACTTAACATATTTATACAACTGTTTTTATCTCTTGTTAAATACTTGTTTGAATGAAACTTTGGAACTTTTTTGTCTTCTGGACTACCAAAATTATACTCATTACAAGTATTGCACTTTAACAAACGAAACTGTGATTTTTTGTTAATACATACACTTTCAACATTATTCCAACAATTACAACACTTTTTACTTGTGTTGTATTCATCAATAAGTAATGTTGTAAATTTCTTTTGTATCAATCGTTTTAAGCCAATCCCCATTGTTGAACCTAAACCTTTTATTGTGTTTTTATTACTCCAATCACCTATACAAATAACAATATCATCTGGACTTCCAAAAGATTTTTCAATATTATTCATTAATTTATCTTCACTTCTTTGTTGATATGTTTTCTTTCTCCAATTCATTTTTCTATATAATTGTTGATGATAAAATGATTTTGTAAGTTGGTTGGTTTGATGTTTTACTCTTATATAGTCTTTAAATTTAGCGTAGTTGCTTGTTTTACCAGTATAATTACTTAATTCAGTTTCCAATTTAATAATATTCGTTTGGTTTAATAAATCACTACTAATAATATTTCTTTTTTTGTTGCTACCCATAATTCGTTTATTTCTTTTGGCTAAACTTTCTGTGTCTCTTTGCATACATGAATATTTTAATTCATTACCTTCATCATCCATCATATAAAGTAGATATTTTTTCCCAGGATCACTACAAACTAATTTTTTATTCTTTAATGTTTCATTTTGATATTCATTTAAGTCATCAATATAAGGAATAGGTGATTTTTCTGATTGAATAACTTTTGACCCATATACTTTATCTTCTAATAAATGATGCTTAAATAATAAAGAACAACCAACGCCATCTGTTTGTAATGTAAAATTAAAAATATATTGTGGTTCTTTTTTTTTATTCTTTTTTTTTGATATGTTAGAAAATCCAAATATTTTTTTATCTATTCTAAAATAGCTACTCCAAATATCCATTTGATTTTCACTAATTTTTTTATTATTTTTTCCTTTTTCACCTTGTTCTGAAAATAAATTAGATAATGTAGCTGTATCAATAGTAATATATTTTGGAATATTACTACTTCGTAAAGATAATGGTTGAAATAATTTATTAATTGATTTATTAAGTTCTTTAATTTCTTGATTGATTACTTCTTTATTTTCTTGTGTTAATTCGTTTTGCTTTTCTTGTATTTTTATTTTTATAATTTCATTTAATTTTTCAAATTCAGCATTCATATATAAACATGGTTGTAAAAACTTATAAGGATTTTCTTCACAATCATATGGAATAGATTTTTTAATTTCAGGAATAATAAATGGTTGATATTCTAAATACCATGTTTTCATAAATTCAGGAAATTCTAAAGGTTTTTCATCTTTTATTTCACTATTTTTATTCATTTTCTTTACAATCTTTTTTTCTTTTAGTAATTTTTTATCTTTATTGGTTTCATCTAAAATAAATGTTTTAAATTTCCATAATTGTTTTTTCTTTTCGGTATTATATTCTTTTTCATTTGTAATAATACTTTTATAATTATCATCATAATATTTACCACCTACAACATTTATAAAACGAAATAATCTTTTCAAGAAATGTTCTTTTAAATTAGTAGTAATACACGTTTTGATTGTTTTTTTAATGTAAGGAGTTATGTAAGATAATCCAACTAAATTATGCTTTTTATGATTATATATAGGTTTAAATTCTGTTTCATAAAATTGTGTTAGTTCATTAGCTAATTCTGTATGTTGTGCTTTTCTACCTCTGTTATCTCTTGTACCTAATACCATAATAGAATAACTAATGAAATCTTCATCAAATTTTGGAATTGCTAAATTTTGATGAAATTTGTATAGAGCATAAAGACGAATAAATTGATAAACATCAATCACAATATCATTACATAAAGCAACTAAATCATTTATTTTATTATATATATTTTCATCTTTAATAATTTTTTTAAGTGGAATTTTAACAGTTTGATAAGAGTTATATTTGTTTATAAAATCGGGTTCATCTGGTGGTTCTTTTTTCTTTTTTATCATTCTATATTATTAATAAAGATATTTCTTTATATACTTTAAACGCATAATTTATATAAATTAAAATATTTTTAATATATATTTTTAATTATTTTCAAGTTCAATATTTTGTTTTAACTTTGCCTTTTTATTTAAATACGCTCTTCTTGCATATTCTTTTTTTTTCTCTATTGGTATTGTTGCAACATAATTAGTTTTTTCACGATATTCTTTATTTTTTTGTATAATTTCATCTTTATGATTTTCATAAAATATTTTATTTCTTTTTGGTGATGTATATGTTTTAAGTTTTTCCTTAAGTTCTATAATTTCATTTTCAAGTAATTTAATTTTATTATGTAAGTCTATATCGTTCATTTAATAATAAACAATATAAATTATTTTTTATATATATTTTTATATATTTTTTATAATATTATATAATATGTCTCCATAAAAAAGCATAGATTATAAAAAAATTATTATTAATTATTATCTTGTTGAAAATAAAACACAAGATGAAGTATGTAAAATTTTTAAATGTTCTCGCAGAAGTTTAATGAGATGGGTTGAAAAATATGAAAAATATGGTATTATCTCTGGATATAAAAGAAACGCAATAGCATATAAAGTTTATCAAAAACATATTTCATTTATATTAGAAGAAATAAATAATAATAAAACAATAACAATAGAAGATTTACTTTATTTATTACAAAATAAATTTCCAGATTTACAAATAAGTAAAACACATTTACATAGATTAATTCATGATAATAATATTACTTTAAAATTAACAAGAATAAGACATGAACCTGTAAAAAGATTTGGAAAAGATATAGATATAAATAATAAATTAAAAGAATTTTATAAAGAAATAAAAAAATATAAGATAGAAGATATTATTTGTATTGATGAGACAAGCATAAAATCTTTACAAAAACGAAATCATTGTTATAGTGAAAAAGGAAAAAGATGTGTAATAAAAACACATTCACAAGAAGTATTTAAAAAATATACTGGTGTATTTGCAATATCTTATTATGGAATAGTAGGTTGGGATTTATATGAAAAAAGTGGAATAAATGCAGATAGAATGGTTGAATTTGTAAAAAAAAATATAACTGATAAATATAAAAATAAATTAATTATTATTGATAATGCAAGTAGTCATAGAAACCAAAAAGTAAAAGAGATTATAAGTAAAGATAATACTTTGCTGTATACAATTCCTTATCAGCATTTCACAAATTCAATCGAAAATTATTTTAGTATGTTTAAATCAAGATTACAAAAACTAAATGGATTATCATATAATGAATTAAAAAATAATATAAAAAAAGTAATAAAAGAAATCCCTAAAGAAAAATATAATAATATTATGAAAGGTGCATATGAAAGAGAAGATAAATATATATCAAAGAAAAATACAACAAAGATAAAGAAAAACTATTTATAAATTTTTTTCGCATTTAAAATGGGCGTTTTAAATGGGAAAAGGTGTAAAAGTTTAATAAGGCCTATTACTTAAATTAATTCAATATAACTAAGATTTAAATGGCTTGATTTTCAGAATTTTTCTTCTTTGTCTTCTTAGGCTTATTTTTTTTTGAAGATTCATGAAAGTTATTTTTAGTAACAACTTCTTCATTGTTAATAATTTCTTCATTATATATAGTATTCTTAGAAGATTCTTCAACTTCATCATTATTGGAAATAACATTTTCCTCAATAATAACTTCAGTATTATCATTGGAATTAACATTTTCCTCAATAATAACTTCATCATCATTGGAAATAATAAATTCAGTATTATCATTGGAAATAACATTATTTTCCTCAATAATAACTTTATCTTTAATAGAAGATTTCTTCTTAGCAGCTTTCTTGGCTTCGGCCTTAGTAGCCTTTTCATTTTCCTTTACATATGCCTTGTAATCCTTGATAAGAACCTTCCAGTTCTCATTAGAGCAAAGATTTTCGTAGAATAAAATTTGTTCCTCCACAGGAGCGAAGGCTGCCATCTTTGTCATAATACGATGAATAACATCGGAATCTTCTCCATTCAAAGCATTGAATAGAAAAGAAAGCTGCTTCACATACGTGGCAGACAAAGTTGGCTTCTTCTCCTTAGGAATATCATTAGTAGCATTAGTGTTTTCAGTATTGCTCATATTTATTTCTTTTAAATGTTTTTTAATTTTAATTTGTATATATATATATATATTTAAAACATTGAAAATTTTTTTTCATTTTTTTTTTCATTATTTTTATTTATATAAAAAGTTAGAATCATTAAACATATTTAATAATATTTTCATTCTAAATAACCAAATGTTTTATCATAAAAAATATTTAATACTTTTTATAAAATATATAAAAAGTATATAAAAAAGTATATATTGCATGGTTAGGGTTCGACCATCTTTAAAACTTCTTTCAGAACACTTTAATATATCATAAGTTTTTGTATAATTAGTATCATTTTCTAAATAATATTTAACCGTAGTAATTTTATAATCTTTAAGGGTGTAAATGTGCAAAGGTGTAAAATGTTATTATTTATTTTTTAATATTTAAAAAAAAAAATGATAAAAATAAATTTAAATAAATAGTGTTTAATAATATTTAAGTATAATATGAATCATAAACTAAATATATTTATTTTATTAATATTAAATTCTATATATAAATGTGTTAATTCACAATATTTAAGAGGATATAATAATTTTTGTACAATGGATAATTATATAAAAGACAATTATATCAATACACAATTATATTTTATGTTAAATATTTTTGGATTTAGTATATTTTTTTTTATGTTATTGTTTTATATTACTATTATTTTTAATAATCCCCAAAAATATGACTTACCAATATAATATTATTTATTTTTTTTATACTTGATATAATATATTTAATATAATATGTTTTATATATATTCAATTTTTATTTGATGATAATAATGATTTAATGTTTCATAAACTTTATGTTTAAATTGTTTATAATCTTTATTATTTTTAAATTCTACCTTTTTAGGATAAAATTGTTTATAATTCTTTTCTTCTTGTACATAACACAAATCAACTTTTATTTGTGTAACATACATATTTACTTTTTGTGTATCTAATATTTTATAAAGCAAACTATTTAAACCATTGTCTTTCCAATAATTTACTTCCAATAATAATTTTTCAAATTTTAAATTCTCTGATGCATTATTATTTTCTAATTTTTTAAGTTTCTCTTTTATTCCTAGTTTTTTTCCACTTTCATCTTCTTCCAAGTCAATAACAGCACCTTTTTTTGGATATCCTAATTTATTATATTTAGTTTCAGCCATTCGGATAAGTAAACTATCATCTTCACCTCCCCATCCACGCATATTATTTGGATATCCATTAATTTTTTCAAATATTTTTTTATTTATCGATAAAACACCTCCTGTAAATGGTTTTCTTCCACTATTTGTATTATATCTTGTTCCACTTGCAGCTAATGTAACAATATTATCAAATTTTTTAGTATAATAAGGTAATAAATCATAATTGGGTATCATATCAATATCACTAAAAATAAAATGATCATATTTATCTTCTTTACATGATATTTCAAACCCAATATTTTTTAGTTTTCCAATATTAAATAGTCCATCTTGACTTTGCTCAATTATATATATATGAACATTAAATAAACATGATAATAAACTACTCATTATTTTTATAAATAAATCTTTTTGTCTTTTACGGCTACCATTACTACTATCACGATAACATACAATAATAGCCACTTTTTTTTTTATTTTTTTTAAAACGAGTTGTTTATCAATTTGTACTTTATTATTATAAATCTTTGTCATCATTCCTTCCAAATAACTTAATAATCCATCACGATTTAAATATTTTTCATAAAAATTATATCCATTATTTGCTATTTTTTTACATTTACTATCATTTTTTTGACACCATTTAACTATTTCTACTAAATCAGATAAATCACTTTTTACAGGAATATAATGAATATATGGCTCTAATAAATGACTAAACCATAATTTATAATCAGAATCAACTATTAAAACTACAGAATGCATTCTAAATTCACTTGCTAATCTAAAAGCTTCAACATAACCAGCAATATGTAATATATATTTATAACCACTTTGTTGTATACGTGTCAATGGCTCAATTACATCAAATGTAAACTGCTTTTTATCTATAATTTTAATTTCTTCTCCTTTATATTTCTTCATACGTTCTTTCCAACCTGTAATACCTACATCTAATAACTTAGGATATTCTTTTCCTAATAATGCAGCTTTTAATCGTTGATTTGTATCTATATCAGAACCACATTGAGTTGCACTGCCGCGAAATACAGCAATATTTTTTTTTTTAGACCAGTCACGTATCATATTTTTAAAATCTTCTTCATTATATGTATCAGTACATCCTATACTAGAAAAATATTTTTGAGTATGCATTACCCATTCATCACTTGTTGGAATTAATATATCAGCAAAATCTTTAGTAGCTGATTGACTAAAAATAGGACAAAAATTAGAAAACATATATTCTTTTTCAATTTTCACTTTATCTGAATCAAATAAATGATTATAAGGCTCGGTTAAATTATTTTTTAATATTGGAAAATCACGGTAATTAATAAAAAATTGAACATTTGGTATATTACGTTCTTTACATAATGTTTCAATCATTGATTTAAAAATATCAATATTAAGATCACCTTCATATACTGGATATAAATTACGAAATACACATCCATTGCCAGTCCAATGTTCTCTTTTAAAATCAATTTTTCTTCCACTACTATGTCCAAATTGTTCAGGATATTTATTCATAAATTCAATTATATTTTTTTGTAAAATTGGTTTTATTTTAGAATAATCTTCTTTTTCTAATAAATTTTTTTCTTCGAGAGAAAAATAAATTTTATCATACCAATTATTAATATAATTGTGATTACTAAATGGTAAAAATAAAACTAATTTTCCGTCATGTATAATAATAAATATACCTTTTTTAAATTTATAAAACATATATGTAAAAGTATGAATAATTGATGTAATATCAATTTTATTATATAATTTTGAGAGTGTACCAAGTATATTTTTATTATTTTCATTTTTTATAGAAGATGTATTATGATTTTTTTTTTTATTATTCATTTCTTCACTTAAATAATACATGGATGATAAAATACCATATTTATCAATATCTGTATAATCACCCGCAGTAAAAAATTTTTGGTCAAATGTTTGAAATTTAGGATTCGTCTGATATTCTTTTCCCCATTTACGAACATTTTTCATGCAAATTTCTTTATTTTCATAATTATTTTTTTTTAATTTGCGAAATTTATTTAAATTAAATAAAGAATCATTTTGTTCCATTATACTTATTATAAATAGATAAAATAATTTAATAAATAATATAAAATTGTATATATAGTATTATTTATATTATTATATAATACTATATATTAATATAAAATATGATTTCTGATAATGAACTACAATATATATGCGATAATCATTTAGTAGAAAAAGATTATAAAATTATATCACCATGTCGGGCAAAATGTGCAGAATGTAAAGAAAAGAAGGTGCATGGTTATGAAAACCCAGACCATGTATGTAATCCTTTTGGATATTTATTTTTGTTTCCGAATTTATGTGATAAATGTTCAGAAAAATTAAAAGTATGTAAATGGTGTATTTTAGATGATTCATAAATAATTTTGTAATAATTTAATAGTATCTTGATATTTTGTGACATTATGTCCAATTACACGTGCATCATTATATATTTCAAAATCATTACCACCTTTTTCTGTTTTATCACCAAAAAAATGAATTTCATCATAATGTTCTTGAACAAATTGTAAACAATATGTTTTATCCCATCCTTCAGGAAATACATCTACACTTATTTGTCCTCCTATGGAATATTTAATTTTAGGTAATTGTTGTAAATCATTTTCATAAATATAATTTGCCCAATGATGTTGAATTTTTTTTATCATTTCTTCACGAATATGATGAATTTTATCATATTTTTCAAAATTTTCTCTCTCATCTTGACTGCAAGCACGACCAATTGGTGAAATATTAATCATTCCATTTCTATATTCAATAAATGTTCCACGTTTTACAGGACATTCTATATTAGATAATATATTCAATGTAATATTAATAAGTTTTTGAAAATGTATTTCACCTAATTTTTTTACAAAGCTTTCTTCATGAATACATTGATTATCTTTGTAACATAATAAACCATTTTCTGAAAATCTCCAATAAAATAAATCAAAATTTTCTTCACCTAATTGTTCTAATTGTTTTTCTAAATTAGAACCACCAACAAATCCTAAATGTATATTTTTATTTTGTTTTATTTCTTTCAATATTTCTACCATTTCAGTATGAATTTTTTTTCTTGGTACAGTAAGAGTTCCATCTACATCAAATAATAGCAATTTCATTATATTATGATTAAATATAATAAAGTTATAAAAATTTACGCACATATATGCACATATGTAAATCTATTTTATAGAATTCTATTTTTATATATAAATATGATTAATGGATAAAAAAAATTTATAAAAAATATTTTAGAAAAAATATATGTTATTATATAGAACATGGAAGTTATTCAATTACTTGAAAAAGGGTTTATTGAAATTTCCAATTTAATTCGTGAACAAAATTCCTTATCATTAAGTAGTTATACATCATCTAATAATAATTCAGGAGATGATGTTAAAAAATTAGATATATATGCAAACGATATTCTTAAAAAAATATTAATGGAATGTTCTTATGTAAGAACTATTGGTTCTGAAGAAGAAGATTTTTTATGTGAAACAACTTTTACTGATGCACCATATATGGTATGTTATGACCCATTAGATGGTTCATCAAATATTGATGTTAATATTACTACAGGAACAATTTTTGGAATTTATAAATATAATAAAGATGGAACAATAACAAGTGGTCGTAATATGATTGCTTCAGGATATTGTTTATATGGTGGTGCTACACAATATGTGTTAGCATTTGAAAATAAAGTACGATTTTTTCAATATTCATTTAAACAAGAAAAGTTTTTATGTATTAAAGATAATATGATGATAAAACCTAATGGAAATATTTATTCAATAAATGAATCAAATAAAAAAAAATGGACTGATAAACGTTTTGAAACATTTATTGATAATTGTATTAATCAAAAATATAGCGCAAGATGGGTAGGAAGTTTAGTTGCTGACGGGCATAGAACAATAATAAAGGGTGGTTTTTTTGCTTATCCTGCTAATACAAAAGATACTTCTGGAAAAATTAGGTTATTATATGAAGCTTATCCTTTTGCATATATTTTTGAATTAGGAGGTGGTATTTCATCAAATGGTGATACAAATATATTAGATATTCCTTTTCCGGAAAAAATTCATCAAAAAACACCAATTATATTATCAGGAACTTATGAAATGGATTTATTTTATAATTTATTGTAAAAATATCAAGATTAATACATTTTAGAATAATTTTATTTTTATTTATAAATTATTGGATTATAAATAATTATAATGATGATGTATTGTTGTATTGTATAAAATATTAGTTTATTTTTAATTTGTAAAAAAATGACACAAAAAATTTTATATTTAAAAATAATATAATTATTAATATTATTTTTAATAATAAGCTTACAATAACAACAAGGATATTAAAATTAAATAATTATATATTATTTATTATTTAAAGATTAAAATAAAATGGATCCAATAACTAAAGAAGATTGGTATGAAGTAGCAATAATATTTAGTGAACTTATTGAAGATGACAAAAAAACAAACTGAAATAAATTATCATTAAATATACATAATTATATTTATAGTAATTACTTGTTTTCGGTTAATCATGTAAATAATTATCTATATATAATAAAATTTTATAAAAACACTATAATCAATATTGATACATTTTATATTGATTTTATTTTTATGCATAAATTATTAGATTATAAATAATTATAATAATGATATATTGATGATTTTTATAAAATATCAATTTATTTTTGATTTGTAAAAAAAATGAAATAAAAATATTATAATGATTAAAAATAAATTAAATAATTTATTATTAAGATGTCAGAAATTTTTAATAATTTTAATGGTGAATTAATATCTGGTTCAATTACTTTTAATGAGGAAAATAATAAAATTTTATGTAAGTCAATTATTTTTGATGAACCAAATAATAAAATTTTATTTTGCTCAAAAATAGTAACACCAGAAGAATTAAATCTAAATATACCTAATAGTAAAGATTATTTACTATTAGCAAAAATTCTTGATGATAATTATGTTGAAGGAGAAGAAGTTCTACCAATAGACATAAATAGAAGTAAAGAAGATACTTTGTTATTGTTGAAACAAAGAAAATATGTTATTGAATTATTTGGTTTGAAATCAGAATAAAAACATGATAAACCTAAATAAATATTTATTATTTATGTATAATTTTTATATATACTAATTTACTCCTTTTATTACTTTATTATATTAAATAATAAAATAACGTAATAACATTAATAAATTTAAATTTTTTTATTATTTTATAATATTATTCAAGAATAGTTGTTTCAAAAATTTTAGAAGTAACTAAATAAGGATCACAATTAGAAGAAGGTCGACGATCTTCAAAATATCCTTTCTTATTTGCAACTGTAGCATTTCCCCTACGTATAGAAGCACCTCTATTAGCAATACTGTCAGTAAATATATTATAACTAGATGTTTCATGTTTTCCAGACATACGTCGTTCATTTCCTTCACCATATACTTTCATATGTTCATCATGTTTTTTTGATAATTTTTCAATTGCCATATCTATATAATATAAGCCATTATGTTCTTTAGTTCCTTGACGCATCGAAAGTGTGCTATAATTAGTGTGACATCCTGAACCATTCCATTCGCCATGTATAGGCTTTGGATCAAAATTAATAACCATACCATGTTTTTCAGCAATTTTAATTAATAAATATCGAGCTACCCATAAATGGTCTCCTGCATGTATCCCTTCACATGGTCCAATTTGAAATTCCCATTGGCCAGGTGCAACTTCAGCATTAATACCTGAAATAGTTAATCCAGATAATATACATGCTTGTAAATGTTCTTCTACAATTTGTCTACCAAAAGCATTTTCTGCACCGATACTGCAATAATATTGTCCTTGGCATGTATTTTTATTTTTTTCATCAGGAAATCCGACTGGATTATTTGTTTTAGGGTCAATAATAAAGTATTCTTGTTCTAAACCATACCATGGTTTTTCATCTAATTTAGATTGAAATATTTTCATAGCATTTAAACGATTATTCGTTTTAGTTGGTTTATTATCAGTAGTATATGTTTCACACAAAACAATTAAACTATTTTTACGTATTGAATCTGGAAATAATGCTACAGGTTTTAATAAAATTTCAGAATCTTCTGTACTTGCAAGATTTGTTGAACTTCCATCAAAATTCCAAATAGGAATATGTTTTAATGATATATTTTGAATATTATTTATTAACATTACTTTTGTTTTACTACGTAATTCTAAATTACCACCTAACCAAATATATTCTAAACAAATTGAAGGCATAATATATCTATATATATACTTATAAATAATTAATTATAAATAAAACGAATAAAATATATTATATATATTATATATGACTAAAAAAAATTTAAACATTAAATATTATAATAGTAATAATTTATTAATTCAAACACCTATTGGTAAAGAATATGGTGGTATATCTGCATGGCAAGGAATTCGTTCTTTAGGTGCTGATGTATATTTAATTTGTGGAACAACAAATCCTACTCCTAATACAGGAAATGGATTAATTTACATTGGAGAAATAAATTGCCAAAATGGTAATACATATATATTAAATGTTCCTAATTCATTAGGCACATCTATATATGGTCCTGATTATAATTTAAGTGATGGTATTTATACATTTGTTGGTTCATTTTTGGATTATAATCAAAATGTTAATGGCTTTATTTATCAAGGAAAATTAGAAAATATAACAAATCCATTAAATTTTATATATCCTTCAATAAATTTATATTTTGATACAACATTTTTTCATAGTTTTTCAAATGAATTATTTGTAGGAAATAGTGGAAATAAATTTAAAAATCTTGAAACAACTTCTTATATATATGATATAAATGATTTTGATAAAATTAAAACACAAATAAAATATCCAAATTCATTAACAACAACTACATATGGAATATGGTATAATGGTGATAATATTTATACAATAGTTGGTGGATATTCTATGGAAAATAAAAGTATTGAACAAATATATACTAATAATGGACCTATACCAATAGGAAATGCGTTTATTGCTGATTATAATTCAGGATTAAATGTATTTTATAACTGGACAAGTATTAATTTTGGTGATAATATCGTATCACATTTTGAGGGAATATCTAAAAATAATGACGGTACTTATTCTATTAATGCTGATGTTTTAGACTTAAAGGAATCAACATTACCAATTGGATATTTTTTAACAATTAGTCGTGATTTAAATAATAATTTTTCATATAATTTATCAAATGCTGTTAAAATAAATTATAATGAAGAAGGTATATCTAGTTCTAATTCTGTAGCTGATAATAAAGTTGTTGGATTATATATAGGAAATGATAATACAAAAGTATCTTATCAAGCAGAAATTATTAATGATATATATATAACTAAATCAAATACAACTATGACAACTGTCAAAAAAGATGAAATTATTAGATTTGATAGCACATTTTTGGAAAATAGTAATATAATTTATGATAAAGGTATTTTTACATTTATAGAAAAAGGTACTTATTTTGTTAGTTTCAATATTTATATTGAAAATACAAAATTACCATCTATTAATCTAAGTGTAGAATATAGTGTTGATGGTAAAAAACAAAATTTTATTGTAGCTCAAAAAGGAATTGACGATATTGGTACAGGAACAGCACACAGTTTAGTTATACCATGTTCATTTACAAATAATTTTAATATCAATGATACAATACAAATACGAAATGTATCAGATGGTTCTATTAATTTTATTTCTAATTATGTAGATAATGCCATAAATGGTATTATTTCAATTTATAAAATAAACTCTTAAATATATAATTATAATGTTCAAATATGTAATTATGCTTTTATAAATTACTATAACATAAAAATTTAGAATTATCATAATTAACATCAATTATTCTGGATATATTAAAGGCTTTATAAAAACAATTTCCGTTTGTATGATGACCACAATTAAACCTAATTTGTTTATCCCATTTTGGAAAAGCTCTATCTAAATATTGTTTATATTTATATGGTACATAAACATCTGTTACATTACTGTATTTTTTTTTTATTAGAGGAAAAATTTCATCTTTTCTAATTGTTTCATTTGGCCATAAATTATTTTTTATTTTATAAAAATTATTATTAAATTCTTCAAATATCATTATGTCAATGAATAATTTACTATTTCTTTTTTTAAATTTATATCCATAATCCCAAGGATGTGTTGTTTTTTTTAAATAATATATTGGATTCTTGTAATTTTTAATTATATATTCATCATTTTCTAAAATACCAATATCTATATCATCATCAAATGGCATAAGACCACCATTACGAACAGTTCCGATTAAAGCTCCTCCTGTTACAAAATAAGGAATATTATTTATTGTAGCAAATTTTACAAATTCAATAAGTAATTCTTTTGTTAAACTTAATTGATTTTTGTTTAATATTAAATGTGGATAATTACATAATTTATGATTTTTATTATTATTTATATTCTGATTATTACACCTTTGCACATTTAAAACGCCGACTTAAATAAGCATTATAAAGTTTAAAAGTGTATGTACCTCTATAGAATAAATTCTATCCAAGGCGGGATGTCATTGACGGCTTTTTACAGCGGTTGAACATCTTTGGTAATTTTGTAATCTTTGACCTGTTTTTATATAATGATCAAAAATTTTTTTCATATTAAATGTAGAATTTTTATCTCTATTTATACAACCAAGCCT